ATGAATCTCCCGAAGTTTATAATAACAATGGATGGTTACTTTCGCCTTGGTATGGTTAATCAGCATAAAGACCTTTTGAAGCCAGGCGATTCTTGTTTAGGTGGTGGCTACTATCATTTCGATTATACATCGAACAGAATCGTTCTTGACCGTTCATCCTATGACTTCGGCAAACCCAAATGGCATCTGTTGGAAGTCCTGAAAGTTCCATCTGTTTATCGTGGTCTGCGGCTGGTTTATTTCTATGATGATCGCGAGTTTGATGTCAGTCAGGAACTTCAAATTGAATACTATGATGACTGACTACAATTCCATAAATTAGGGAGTTGTGGTATGATACGGCATAAAAGTATCCGTCCCTCTCTCTACAGAGAAATTAAGGAACCCGCTGATTTTCAGCAGGTTCTTTTTTTTTGTAGAGCTACTCACAAAAATTCTAATTTTGGGGATAACAAGGGAAATTCTGCTAGAAATGAGCAATTTGTTCTCATTTCATAACATAGCTTAGTAAATCGGATGTTTCTTAGTGGAGCTTAATCACGTCAGCCCAAGGGGGTGTGGGATTCTTGCTCTTGAAATCGTGCTCCCCTCATTGAGTGCAGTGACGATAAAGGTCCTTCGTGTTTAAAGTGAGATCGACCATGTCCTTGCCCAAACCTTTTACTCCGGATTGTTCCTGGATGTATTCGTTGAATAAAAGGTAGATTCAGCAAAAGTTAAAGTTACTCAATAATCGTGGTAATTTATCAGAAATGACTATTTTTGCAACATAATTTAAGTAAAGAAAAGATAAGCTAACAATAAACCTAATAACAAAAGGGTTTTTAATGCTTTTATGGGTTTGACAATTTCCGTTGTTTAGTTAATTTTTAGCTCTTTTTCGTTACTATTTTGTTACCCACGTTTGGTTATTTCAAAAAAAAGTTGTAATTTTGCCCACGGTAACAAGTTAATAGCGAAATTTATGGCAAGAAACAAGAGAATCTCCAAGCCAAAGGAGCCTGTTAAGCTGCGTTTCAAAGAACTGGCTAACGGCAACAGGAGCATCTACCTGGACATCTACTCGAAGGGGAAACGCTCCTATGAGTTTTTGAAAATGTACCTTATCCCGGAGGTGGATGAGGCTGCAAGGGTGCAAAATGCAAATACTTTGCAGGCTGCGAACTTCATCAAGTCACAGCGTATCATCCAGCTTACAAATGATGAGGCTGGGGTGATAAAGCGCGATGATGTACTTTCCAAGGTGTTACTGCTCGACTTTGTGGATAGCTATAGAAAGCGGAAAGAGGAAGCCGGGCAGAGTCTTTCTAACGCCCTCAACGTGGAACGTATGGCCAAGCACCTGAGAGCGTACAAAGGTGAGAATGTGCGATTGATAGATGTTGACGAAGACTACTGTAGGGGCTTCATCCGTTATCTTCTCAGCGCGAAAGCTGTCTATGGTACAAAGAATCCGGTAACTAAGCCGCTTTGCAAGAGAACAGCTCAGCAATACTTCATATACTTCGCGAGTGTACTTAATGACGCTGTAAGAAGGAGGCTCATTCCGACCAACCCCACAAAGCACCTTACGACCGATGACAAGAGACTGTTGAAATCTGCACCAGCCCTAAGAGGCTATCTGACACTTGAAGAGGTGCAGAATCTTATAGATACCGACTGCAAAAAGCCTCAGACAAAGCAGGCGTTTCTCTTCGCAGTCTTTAGTGGCCTCCGCATAAGTGACATTAGGGCATTGCGCTGGAGTGACTTCGAGCGTGATGGAGATCAATGGCGAATATCCATATTGATGACTAAGACCAAGGAACGCCTCTACCTTCCTCTGTCTGCTGAAGCTATGAGGTGGCTACCAGACCGGGCAGATGCAGACCGGGCAGGCTACGTATTTGCCAAGCTTCCGAAGACACCGATAGGGATGAGTTCTCAGTTAAAAAGCTGGGCAAAAGCCGCAGGCATAGAGAAGCCTGTATGCTTCCATATGAGCCGACATACCTTCGCGACCTCCCTTCTGACCCTCGGAGCTGACATCTACACCACAAGTAAGCTCCTGGGGCATAAGAACATTGCCACTACACAAATCTATGCAGAGATAGTTAATCAGAAGAAAGTCGATGCCGTCAACTTGATGGGAGCTGCTTTCGGTACCAGTAGAAAGGAGGCCAAGGATGAATAAGATAATAAAACCAGTACTAGAAGACCTAAGATGGCAAAATAGACGGTTCGACGAGATTATAACAATGTTAAAGAACAAGAAACTTGACCCGCTTATTGCGGAGCGAATACTTGATAACCTCCCAGAACCTGAGAGTTCAGAAGCTGTAGTTGGCCTAGAAAAGCACAAAACATTGGAAGAGGACATTGAATTTGAACTATCCCTAAGGAGAGAGAGGCTTAAAAGTCTCAATGGTGCAATAGCCTATGCCAAAACGGTATTTAAGAGAGCGAAGGTGGAACGAGATAAGCAGCGAAGAAAAGAGGCTCGTTATAGGGCGAGGAAAGAGGAACTTCCCATTTTGGAATCGGGTGAGCTGCCTTTAGCCTTACAAGAGAAAGAAGCTAAACGGATGCTTGATAAAGCTGTTAAAGCAGGGTTGCTAGACACGAATTATCAACCTGTTAAAGGAACTACTCGTGCACAGTTATTTGTACTTACCAGATATATCGGAGTGTGCTGCAAAATACGAGGATACCATGCAGTTTTCTTTCAGCTTTGGAGAATTAAAAACTTGGAACACACAAAGTGGAAGCCTGATGATGGGCAAGCTAATACTGAAAAGCTCCTTAAAGTAGCAGATCTATTTCCTGAATACGGATATGGACCTGTACCTGAGCTAACATGAACCAACTAAAAAAAACTACCTTTCGACGGTTTTAGTCGGGGGGTAGGTTTTCTTTTTTGTTTTTTATTACGAACTTCGCGCCGTAAACCCGCACTGGGAGGCGGTGCACAGCCTTCCGTTGCCTAAAAAAGTAAAACAATGGAAGAAATATTGCAAAGATTGAACAACATCGAGAGGAATACCCTCTTGGCTGCAAGGAACGTGCTGACTATAGATGACGTTGTTCTGCTAACCGGGCAGAGCAAGTCGCACATCTACAAGTTGACAGCCCAGAAAGAGATACCCTATTTCAAGAAGGGGAAATACGTCTATTTCGATCGTGCCGAAATTGAGGCTTGGATGAAGGAGAACAGAGTGGAAACCAAGGCTGAGGCTCAACAGCGTGCAGCAGCCTATGTAGCAGGAAAGGAGGCATAGCTATGGGAGGCAAACGAGTAAACAAGCTGAATAAGTTAGCTCAGAAGCAGACAAACGCTATTCTTCTGCTCTCAGACGGTAATAAGCATACGGCAATGGAAATATCCTTCAGACTCCACATCAGTGACCCTCGAAGTACAATTCGCGACATCAGAGAACGTGGTATTGATGTCAAGGATGAGTGGTGTGAGGAGAATGGCTGTCGTTTCAAGCGTTATTGGATTGAAAATAGTCTTTGCTATGGCGGATAGTGGCAAGTCCTCTTTTGTCTATTACCGGGATTGGGCCGATGAGCTGATGAAGCTACCAGATGACCTGCGGCTACGGATAGATGACGCTGTAAAGCGTTATGTGTTCTATGGCGAAGAGCCTACAGACCGCGAGGTACTATACTCTATGTTCGGGCTGATGAGGGCAAGGATTGATAGAGATAATGCCAAATATGCGGAGGTGAGGGCTAAACGCTCTGCTGCTGGAACTGCTGGCAATAGAAAGCGGTGGGGCGAACAATCGCAAAAGGTCGCAAATATCGCAAATGCGAGAAATGCGAAACAAAGCGATCAAAAGGTCGCAAATATCGCTGTTAATGTAAATGGTAATGTAAATGATAATGTAAATGATAATGGGTCTATTGGAATAGACAAAGAAGAAACACCTAAAGGTGTAAAGAGAGTCGCTTCGCTCACTCACTCTCAACCTTCTTTGTGTGACAGGCAAAAAACTTTTTATGATGAGCTTGTACCCTATGTGGATAAATATTCACCTGAACTTGTTCGCTCCTTCTACGATTATTGGAGCGAGCCAGACCAAGCCGGGCGAAAAATGCGCCGGGAACTTGAAAAGACCTGGGACACAGGAAAACGCCTTGCACGGTGGCAGCGCAACGAGAAACCAAAGACGGGAGATGACGAAAAATTCGTGCGGCAGGCAAGATTTCAAAAAACAATAATGGAACGTTTAGATGCATCATTCAAGGAAACAGGCACCTACGGGAAGAATAGGAAAGATAGTTCAGCAGAGCAGAGAGCGGAAAGTGCAGCCTCAATCGCCGCAAAGCTCCTTGCAGAGAACGAATAGGAACAAATAAGATGAGGATATGAAAAGAGAAAATCAAGAAGCAGTTATCCGCTTGCTCGAAGCGGTGCAAGAGAAATTCGAGCGCGTCGAGCAGGCGGCAGTACCAGAAGAAGGTAAGCCGGAGTACATCATCAAGCCGGAGGAGTACCGGGAAATGTGCGAGGATGCGGGGATGAATGCTGAGACTGAGCACCTTCTGTCAATGTTCGCATTGGCGTTAGCTAATGGCATTGTCAGGAAGCCGGATTTTATCAAGTTTACTCTGGATATGCCCGGTGACGATGACACTATAAGGATTGGCGGTGATGGGATTGAAGATTAAGAACCCCGGAGGCTTCGGGCAATATCTTGAACAGCGACTGAAGAACTTGAAGCAGGGTGCAATCAACAACCTCATATACGTTGGTGAAGCTGCTGTCAAGGAAGCTCGAGAGCGAGGAAGGTACAAAGACCGCACAGGCAACCTTCGCAGCTCCATTGGCTATTGTGTGCTTGATGAAGGGAAAGTCATAAGTATGAGCAGCTTTCCTTCAGAGCGCGGAACCTATCAGGACGAAAAAGGGAATTTGCACTCCTACGATGGGAAACAAGGTAGCCAGGAAGGTCGCAAGTTTCTCGAAAGCCTCATCTCGCGACATAGCAAGGGTCTTGTGCTGATCGTGGTTGCGGGAATGGAATATGCCCAATACGTGGAGGCAATGAACCTCAACGTCATCGACAGCGCAGAGCAGAAGTCCGAAAAGCTACTGCCAATATTGATGCGGAGACTTAAAATCTGAATTGATTGGGGCAAACGCTTATAGAACAAACAGTTTTAAGGTTATGACAGAAAATTATTATGCTATCGCGGGAGTGCTTGAAGCGATAAAAAACAAGTTCGAGCAACAGGACGGAAATTGTGTTATAACAAATAAATTGTATTTATGGCAAAGAAAATAGAAGATAAAGAGCGCATTTTATTGCGCAATAATTGGCAACGAAGAGAACAAATCGAGAAAAAACTGATGGATGTGGTGTATGTAGCCAATAACACTGTGATACCCATCTGCAATAATCTGAATATTGCAATTGTACAACAGAACGTCATAGACTGGGTATTTGACGAGGATAAGTTCCAGGAGGCTTTCGTGAATAAAGAGAAACGCGAATCTAAGGAGGGTGGAAAATTCCTCGGTAAACTGATTGAGGAAGCTGCCATTGATGATTTCGCAACTCAAATCACAGAACATCCATATCCCCGTATCAGACCATATATCAGACTGACAAAAGATGAGGCTGATATGCTCACAATCAACCGGGGCGTGATGGTTATCGATCACGACAAGCTGACGGAATACACTAACGTTTACCTCAAAGATGAAGCTCAGATTACCGCATATCATCGTATCGAGGAACTTTGCAAGGTGCTTGATGATTTCTTCGGTGCCAATATTCCGCAAAACAGCGCAATGAACGAATGGGCGAGCTTCATCTATCCTACAAAGGATGGTTTCAAAGTTAACCCCAATATCGACATCAGGAAGTACATCAGAGAATAAAGTATAACTATCAGACATCATGGCTATGGATAAATTTGAAAAGCAATTGGGAGAGCTGGAGCAGGCTGCTTCCAAACAGGGTGCCAGAATCGAAGAGATCGAGGCTGCTATCAGAAAGGAACTAGAGAAATCTCAATTCAGTAATGCAGTAAAGAAGGCTACCGAAGAGAGAATAATAAACTCAGTACGAGCACATGAAAACAAGGCCATCTTTGGGCTTGACACTTCGGCTACTACCAACAGTGAGCCTCTTGTTATGCTGCCCAATGGTATGGTAATTAAAGCAGAGGCATTAGCACTATGAACAGCGAGAACGGAAAAACTTCATACTCCTTGAACTTAGACACAAAGGAGCTTGAACGTGACGCGATAAGAGCGCAAAGTGCCTTCGAGAGTATTACCGAGTCAGCCCGGCGCGAAGCAAATAAGATAGACAGCTCCTTTGCTAATCTTGGCAAGGGGGTTGCCTCTGCTTTCGCCGTCGGCTCCCTCGTGGAGTTCGAGCGTAAGATTATCAGCGTCCGGGGTGAAATGGAAAGCCTGCAGATATCCTTCGAGACTCTGGCCGGGAAGCAGGTAGGCCGTCAGCTCTACAACGACATTAAGCAGTTCGCCGTCACCACTCCTATGCTGATGGGCGACCTCTCCAAAGGCGCACAGCTGCTTTTGGGCTTCGGCATATCAGCCGAGAAGGTCATGCCGATACTCCGTCAGATAGGCGACATCAGTATGGGCGACGCACAGCGTTTCCAGTCGCTCTCTCTGGCCTTCGCGCAGATGTCATCTACGGGCAAGCTCATGGGTCAAGACCTCTCGCAGATGATTAACGCAGGCTTCAACCCGCTTTCAATAATGGCAGAGAAAACGGGTAAGTCCATCAGCAAGCTCAAGGATGAAATGTCGAAGGGAAAGATTACGGTGCAGATGGTTGAGGACGCTTTCCGCTCTGCAACAGCCGAGGGCGGCAAGTTCTATGGTATGCTGGAAAAGCAATCGAAGGGCGTAAAGGGTGCGCTGAGTAACCTTGAAGGTGCTTTTGAAGATATTCTCAACGACTTCGGAGAAAAGCAACAGGGGCTACTTGTTGACGGTATCAACCTCGCTACTGAGGCATTGAAGCACTACGAGGATTTTGGCAAAGTTCTGTTAAGCGTCATAGCAGCCTACGGCTCGTATAAAACCGTACTTTTGCTTGTGGCCGCTGCACAAAAGGCAATGGCACTACGGGACAACATACAACTTATGATGATGTTCCGCAAGGAGCTGGGGCTTGCTACGGCTGCACAGCAGGCTTTCAACCTCTCGCTGAAGGCAAACCCGGTCGGGCTTGTTGTATCAGCTATCTCCGGCATTATTGCCGCCACTATGCTTTTCTCCAGCCGCACGAAAGAAGCTTCAGAAATACAACAGAAGCTCAATGAGGCTTTCGATGACACACAGGCCAAGATTGTTTCAGAGCAGAAGAATATCGACACACTCTTTGATCGTCTGCGTAAAGCCGAGCAGGGTACTTCCGACTATAAGAAAGCCAAGGATGCTATCATAAACCAATATGGGCATTACCTTGAAGGGCTTGATAAAGAGATTGCGAGCCTTGGAAATGTTGAGGCTGCATACAAGGCCGTGACAAGGGCAGCGCGTGAGGCCGCTCTTGCGCGAGGCCGTGAAGCTGCTCTGGGTGAGGCTAACAAGGTCTATGGAGAAACGTATTCTGCTTCTATAGGCAAGTTGCAGGACGCTCTTACAAAGGGTGGAGTGAATAAGGGAACCATAAGCAGCTATCTCAGACAGATACAAAAGGAACTTAGGGAAACGGGCACAATTAGTTCCGTTACCGAGACCAAGGTGCGCGACCTTCTTCGCGGATCGTTCGAATATGGTAACTCTGCCAACTGGTTTAAGTCACTCCGCGATAACGAGCGACAGCTCCAGGGTGCAATCGAGCGTACCGATGAAATGTTCCAGTTGGATGATGAGAAGGTTGAGGCCTCAACTCTGAATGTCAAGAAGCTCTCGCAAGCCTACACCGACGCTGAGAAAGCCTATACTGAGGCTCATGCCAAGGTGGAGGACATGAGGAAGCACCGCGATAAGTACACCGAGCAGGAATGGAACGATGCACAAGAGGCTCTAAAGACCGCCAAGAAAACCTTTGAGGAAATCGGTGGCGACCCGGAGGGAAAGAATGGCAAACGGGAGGCCAGCGAGTATGCCAAGACGAGAAAGCGGCATAACGAATACCTCGACTTGCAGAAGGAGCTGGCCGACGAGCGCAAACGCCGGGAGTTCGACCTGTGGGCTGACACTGAGCAGGCCGCTATCGAAGCAATGGCCGACGGCTCGGAAAAGACCCTTCGGCAGATAGAGCTGGACTTCGCCCAGCGCAAGGAGGAACTGCGCCGCCAGTACGAGGATATGCGCCGTGAGAAGTTCGAGGAGGATAAGCGTCTTTGGGAAGCTGACCCAAGCCACAAGAATACACCGTTCGCTGGCAATATCAGCGACAGCAGGTATGACCTCACCGCCACGGAAACGGAGCAGCTTCAGCGCAAGCAACAGGCAATGGAGCAGCAGCATGCCAATATGCTCCGCGACCACAGCCGCGACCAGATACAGGCTCTGTACGACTACCTGAAGGAGTACGGCAACATCGAGCAGAAGAAATACGCCATTGCGAAGGAGTATGACGAAAAGATTGCCAAAGAGCAGGACGCTAACCGCCGCCGCTCGCTCGAAGCAGAGAAACGCTCTCAGATGGCGAAGATGTCCGCACAGCATATAGCCGAAAGCATCGACTGGGGGCAGACCTTCGAGGGTGTCGGAAACGTGCTGAAAGGCGTTGCGCAGGAGACCTTGAAGAAGGTTGACGAATACATGAAGTCCGACGAGTTCAGGAAGCTCAACCCGACGGACAAAAAGGCATACACAGACCTTCGCCAGCAGCTTGTCAGCGCGGGCGGCATAGACTCCAGCAACCCGTTCAGCGGCAGGGTGTGGAAAGAGATAGGCGACGCGGCAGAGCGTTACCGTGCATCCGTCCGTCAGCTCAACGAGGCTAACGAACATGCGGAAGATGTCAGGAAGCGTCTTACCAAGGCCGAGGAAGATGCGGCCAAGAACCCTGCCGACCTCGGTATGCAGCAGCAGGTTGACAAGCTGAAGCAGACCTTCGAGGAAGCAAACACAGCCGTAGGGCAGGCTGAGACCAACGTGGCCGGGGCACAGCAAGACCTTCAGACAAAGACGCAGGCCGCAGCGAAGGGAATACAGGACTTTAACACCGTCCTCGGGCAGATTACATCTGGCTCCCTTTCTGGCTTTGCTACAGCCGTCGGAAACCTCATAAAGAAGATTGCAGGCAGCAACGATGAAGTGGCCAAGGACTTCGGAGAGCTATTCGGCGAGGCCGGGAAGCAGATAGGCGGCATTATTGGTGTCATCCTCCAGCTAATCGACATCCTCGGCACGGAGCCTGCAAAGTTCATTGACGACCTGCTGACGAAGATTGCAGACGTGCTGGAAGCCGTTCTTTCCCAGCTCCCGGAGATTATTGCATCTGCCATCAAGGGTGTCGGAGGAATCATCGGAGGTGTGTTCAGCGGCATCGGGAACATGGTAGCCGGGCTATTCGGCCTCGGTGTTGACAACTCGCCATATGAGGAGGCCGTCGAGAAATGGGGGTGGCTGCTCGACTCTTGGGAGGATAACCTGAAATACGAGCGTGAGCTGATGGAGAAAGCCTACGGTGGCGACCTGCTCACCCTTCAGAAAGAGACTATCGACGGCCTGAAGAATGCACAGAAGGCTGCTGCTGAGATTTACCGGGGCTGGGCTGGTAGCGGTGCCGGACTATTCTCGCACTCCAACGGCTATAACGTCAATGAAGATACCGATTGGTGGGCATTGCTGAAGTCGAACCCTGAGATTGCAGAGAAGCTTGGTATCAGAAAGATTCAAGCGGGATGGTTTGAATGGCTCGAAGGTGATGACGTAAGCAAGTTGTTCGACCTCGATTGGAAGGAGCTTGAAAAGCTGAAATTCAGCAACAGCAAGTTTTGGCAGTCGCTCCACGGAGAAGCTCAGAAATACCTCGACCAGTACATCGAGGCTGGCAAGGCTATGGTTGAGGTGCAGAAAGAGACTTGGCAGAAACTCACCACTACGACCTCTGATGACGTATTCGACAGCTTCCTCAACTCGCTCTACGACCTCGCAGATGGCTCTGAGGACGTTTTCGAGGACATTGCGGAGAACTGGCAGAAGATGGTTAACCGTATGGTCATCAATAACCTTGTGGGCAAGAAGTTCCAGGACAGGCTTAACTCGTGGTACGAGAGCCTTGCGAAGCTCAACGAGGACAAAACCAACGGCCAGCTGACGGATGCAGAGTACCGCAAGCGTCTCGAAAGCCTCAGACAGCAGTACGACAGCTACGTGGAGAGCGCGAAACGGGACATCGAGACAATGCGCAGCGAGGGCATTATTGCCGCAACGGGCGACAGTGCAGAGGCCGCAGACCAGTCTGCCACCAAGAAGGGCTTCGCAACCGCCTCGCAGGACAGCATCGACGAGCTGAACGGACGCTTTGCCGGGCTGATGATGATTGCGGAGCAGAGCCGGGGGATGATCGAAACGTCGGCTGCTGACATCGCCATTATCCGCGAGTTCCAAACTCAGCACATCAGCATTGCACAGGAGATACGCAACCTTGCCGTGCTCATGGTGTCGCACCTGGAGGACATCAGCAAGTACACTAAGCACCTGATCCGGGTAGATGAAAATCTCGAAACTCTAACCGAACGGTTAAGATAAGATTTTCTGCAAAAAGTTAGGCAGTTTGAGGAAAATTTTGTAATTTCGCCGCTGAAAAGGTTGAAAAAACGAAAATGCTGTTACGAGTAATCAATCCTCGAGCACAAACAGGAACTATCGGGAGGGCGCACAGCAAAGTTTGTACGCCCTCTTTTAACAAAAAGACACGCAGGAAGTCGAGAAAAGCCCACAGAGCGCATTTCTCACCTTTGGCTGGATAGTTATTAGGCGAGAGTCCAAAACGCCGCGAGAGACAAAATTTAATAAAAATAACGAGATATGAATAAGTACAATGTTTTATCGATTGCTGGTTTAGCGTTAATAGGCTGTAGTCAGAATAAAGAAAAAGAAGCCTCAAATGCCAACCTCATGGATGAGGCTGAAGAAAACGTGCAATATGCCGTTCAGAGGCACGACAGCCTAAAGCGGACAAAGTTCATTGAAGAGTATGCCGCTTTAGATGGCGAGGAACGTGACTCCATCTTCTATGTCACTCTTAATGAGTACCGGGAGGGAACTGACTTTACCGCCATTGCCCGGCAGACTTATGAGGCTGCAAGACGTAAGGGCATAAAGTTCAAAGCTTGTGTCATACTTGATAACAAAGAGAAAGAGCTTGGCCGCTATGAATAAATGAGCAAGGCAGAAACATACAAACGAATAGATGAGCCAACGCCCAGCGGTGGTGCTTATTCCGTTATCTATTATCGGGACACGAATGGCAAGGCTTGTAGAGAGGCTGAGGCAGTTTCTTGCGAGATTGTCGAGTATGACGAGAATAATGAACCTATTCAGCGGATTTATGGCTCCCTTGAGCAACCGAGGGAATATTCACGCTATATGCGTAGGCTTGCAATGAGATATGCCCAGTCACAAGGCTACAACCCCAAGAAACTGAGATATAGACGAAAGGTTGGGAATTTGACTGTCTATCCCATTGTTTCAAATGATACACAATCGCAGCCTATGGCCATTGTAATAGATGAGGCTGGAAATGCACATCTACAGGAATGGCCGGAATGCGGATAG